AAGAATCGAGATTGTTCCTGTGTAACTTGAGCTTAAGCTTTAAAGTCCCTTCCTATGAATTCATTCATGAAAAACTGCACCGGTCGGGTGTTCACAATAGCTTATTTCACAGATTTAAAAAAGGTGTGTTCTTCTTTTCGAATGGGGTTAGTTAATCTGACATTCGTAACTACTTTATCTCTTACACTCCAAAGTTTAAATACACTCTTTCTTGAAATACTAACTATAATGTCAGTTCCTTAACTTGTAGTACAATTCTAAGAATTCAACAATACGTATTCTTCAATTTCTTTCATAATTGAATTTATCTAACCAAATGTTATTTCATTGGACATTAGTTCATACGATGTATAATCGTTCATGTTTACTCTGTGGTCCTAGAACGTCTAATGTCTATCAGACACAGTCTGTATTCTTAGATTACCTTTATCGACTCCGGCTAAAGCATCGCATAAGAAATTATTAAAAGGAGAATTATCTAAATCACCTACAGGATTACATTTAAATGTAGTAAGACTGGAACAAAAATCATCTATAGATCGAGTGTCTTGAAAAGCAGTTACAGTTCCTAAATTTAGAGATACTTTCGGATATATTAAATGAACAACGGGGTGATGATAAGGTTCTGAAGATCCTGTAGCAACTTATGTCATTATAGCGGTATTATTGTAATCTGGTTAAACTAAGATGTGTCCCTCACTAAATGGCAATTGATGTGTACCATAAACGTACCAATGATTTGTTCCTGATGTATGACATTATCCCTCTAAATGTAAGGGTTTATTTTTTAGATCAGACAAATAATAATGAACATCATTTAATATTATATCTACTACACCATTAACCTTAAACTACTTGACAAATTTATTAAACCTGCTCAAATTCTTTGTGATATATGGGAGATTTCTATCTGATCTATGTAAATCATAAGATATGTAATCGTAGTTCTTAAACTTTTCCTTATTAATCATACTAGGCAAAACACCCAATTCCAACCATTGATGAAATATTTGCATGTTAAGATTGTGTTAAAACTAAAAATCTGGGTCATGTTCAAGATTAAACAAGTTATATTGCAAAGTATGTAATTAAGTGTCTAATTGTTGTAGTGTTCCAGGGAATAAATATTATTCTATGACTCCAGGTACAAACTTGCCATATTTAATCAATTCTTAAGGTCTGGATTTGGCTTCATTGTATTACTAATCATTACATTATGTACGATAATATTGCTAATTAATTTTTCCGTCAAATGGTCTAATATGAATTATTATAGTACGAGGTCCAGCTTCTTAACCCGAACACTTTTTATCATGTTTCGTTCCT